TACTGTCGCCCAGCCTGAGCAGTCGCTCTGCTGGTCTGAAATGTAGTATGGCATTATTCGACCTCATAGACTGATAGTGGGTTTGCAGGGTCAATCGTTGAGACCTGTTGCAACTGACCTGTTGGAACTCCAGTGTGGTTCATCGCAGGCAGGCCAACAGCTTCAAGGACTGACTTCGGTTCGAACCCGACTTGAATCAGGTTGGTCGCGATTTCGGTTCGTAGCTTCATGCCGACATCTTTAGCGTCTGATGCATCGATGTTCTGCAGTGGAACTCTGTATTGGTCGCCAGCTTCGCCGAGTGGGCCAAGGTCTTCAACAGCGCGAACGTCATTGAGTGACAAAAAGCCTTCGTTTAAGCCTTTGGTATAAGCGTCGTAGCGCTCGAGTGTGGTACCGCGAAGCAACGCATCAAGGTTGAACTTAATAAAGCCGTCAGGCTCAGGCAAAAGAGGTGAAAGTGCTTGTTCTAGGCGCTCCAAGAGTGGGCGCAGTGAGTGTTGAACGAAAGACAAGTTCTGAGCTTCAACTGATGCAAAGCTCATGGCTCCAGCTACTGGGTGCCCTAGCAGTGAAATCGGGACACGGAAAAGACGAGCGATTTCTTCAACTCCAAAGCGCCTGACTTCAAGAAGTTGTGCATCGGCCGCGTTGAGTGTGAGTGGTCTGAAGGCTGCACCACCAGTCAAGACGCCGAGCTTGCCAGCGCGGTACGGGCCTGTGTGTGAAAGGTTCCAGTTGCGAGCGATGTCTGTGATTTGCTCTTCAGTCAATTCGCCTGGTGCTTCAATGACACCGCCTGGGTTTGCAGCGTTGCCAAAGTAGCTGGCTGCGTAGACCTCGGCTGCCATCGCAGAGCCCAGCGTGATGCGGGCTGCGCCGATTGGGCCAAGACCAAGGAGCTGGCCAGGAAGCCTGAACATCGGAATATGTAACATTTCGCGCTTCGTCAGCGTCATGACTTTGATTGCTTGCTCAGAGGCTTGCATGTTGTCATATAAGCTGTTGTCAGCGTTGCTGATGCCGATTGTCACTTCATAAGTGATTTCAGAATCTGGAGTGGCGCGACGAATGCGGACATTTAGTGGGTTGATGCAATAAAGCTCGACCACATCGCCCATGTCATCGCGGGTTGTCAAAATGAAAGCGTTGCCGTGCAGATTTAAAGAGGAGACTACTTGTTCGAAGAACTCAAGTCGCGTGGTGTCAGGGTTTGGGTTGTTTATCCAGTTAGGTTGTGACCCATAAACTGCGGCGTACGGAATGCGGTTGCGACCACGACGAACGTAGGCACCAAGCGGCAAAGAGGCGATGGTATCGCCCAATAACCGAACACAAGCATAAACAGTGGACATGCGAATCGCAGTGTCTGCATTGACATCAACTCCAGCTGGAGTCGCGTACGCAGGACGGCCTGGGACTAACGGCTCGACGAACTGGTTTTGTGCTCGTTGTTCGCTAGCCTTGCGCAGTCTGTTGGATAAGCTCATTTGGCAGCCTTTTCTTTTTCATCTAGTTGGTACCAGCCGTCGTCCCAAAGGGTCAACAGCCGCTCAAAATAGTCTTGGTATTTTGGTGCGATTGCCTCGAGTGAGTATTTCTCGATAGCTTGTTTTCTAATCGCCGCACGGTCGAGCGACTTAACGTCCTCGGCTGCACGAACGAAATCTGCCAGCGTACGGCATCTGTAGCCAGTCACTCCGTGCAAGTTGGTCTCTGTGAAAGCGCCCCAGTCAGTTGTAATGGTGGGAGTGCCACAGGTTTGGGCTTCAACCACAATGTTGCCAAAGGGCTCGATGTAGGTCGTGGGCGCAAACAGTGCAATCGCGCCACCCATTAGTTCAGCTCTTTTTTTAGGGCCGACGTTGCCGATAAACTCGCCGTAGCCGCCATTTGGTTGGCCAGGGCCTGCGATTATGAGCCTCTTGCCTAGGCGCTCGCAGACTTCTTGAGCGATGTGGTAGCCTTTTCGTTCAATCAATCTGCCGATAAAAAAGTAGTAGTCGCCGTTGCCTTTGCCTTCAGGAAACTGCTCGGGCTCAATGAACCCATTAATCACAGCATCAAAGAAATTGCCGTCCACGGTTGTCGGATTCTTGTGGCCAGCGTAGATTGAGTGCATCCACGCATAAGACTCAAAAACGCGGTATCTCGCGAATGTGCCACCATATCCAATGCCGAACTCAACTGACATGTGGTCAGGGAAAGCGTCTGCAATCGGTTTGTGTGCGTAGCCACCAATTAGACAAATGAAGTCTTTAGGCTCGATTCGCTCGCCCATCTCACGAATGACGTTCGCATTGAATATTTGCCAGTGTGGAAGCGCAGTGTCAAACGAAGCTGCAGTGTAGTGGCCGCCCGCAGTCGCAGCAGCCCGCTGCTTCTCGTTGATACAAGTGACGAGTTCCGTCACTGGAGCTTCATTTTCCTCGCCAGCATAAAGAACAACCCCATGGCCGAGGTTTGTCATCATGATGCAGAAACGACGCACTTTCTCAGTGAAAGCGCAGCTTGTGAAATCCTTGGTGACTTGCGTGTGCGGTAGTGCTACAACGTGAAATCTCATTGGTCCCCCGACCTTGTTCATTCTGTTGTTATTTCAATCCAAGAAAGTGTCGCTTCGTCCCACTCCCAGTACCCGTCGGTTGGCATTGGGGTTGGAGCTTCCCACAGGTAGCTTTGAGGATTAAGTGTCCAAGACGGGTACGGTTGTGGAGCGTAGAAGCCAGTGCCATCAAAATGATAACCAACTCCAGCGTAGTTCTTGTGAATTGCATACTTGCCGTTTGAGTGAACACCGCCATTAGAGTTGTACGAGGTCTGAATCCACTCGCCACCAAGATTTTGCTCACACCAATCAGGACCGTCTGCGACGATTACCTGTGTAACGATGCCGTTTTCTACTTTTGCGTAGTGACCCACTAGTCTGTCTCCTCTTCACCATAGAGCGCGGTGCTGTTCAATAGCTTAACGTCTCTTTTTGTCACAATTCCACCTTTTTCATCGAGTTGTGCTCGAGCCGCGGCTTCGTCGTCTGAGATTATGTGAACCAACATCACCACTTCATAGCTGTAGCACTGTGTTGGCTTTTGTTCTTTAATCTTGCTTACGTTTTTCATTTTCCCCCTTAGATTGTATAACGAACTATCACAACGCCTGACCCACCGTTGAGTCCTGGGCCGCCACCGCTCTTGCCACCACCGCCGCCGCCAGTGTTTGGTAATCCAGCTGTGCTGCCATATGTGACACCACCGCCCGAACCACCACCACCCAAACCGCGAAGGCCACCGAAATCGTTTCCTGTCTGATTATCAGCACCGCCACCGCCACCGCCAGCCAAATAGTACAAGCCGTCTGCAGCATTGAACTCGCCAATTCCAGTTGCAACGCTCCAAGCGTTGTATGTAGATGTGCCGATGCCGCCATTTCCAGCGCCGTTTGCGTTCGAACCGTCGCCACCAATGCCACCAGCTCCACCGCCACCACCAGAGTTGTAGTCGCCATTTCCTGAACCGCCGTTGTTGCCTTGTCCCGATGTTCCAGTACCGCCTGCGACTGGGTAGGAACCCACAGAACCACCGCCACCACCTGAACCGCCATTTCGGCCTGGTTTGTTATTTTGGAAACCACCGCCGCCACCGCCGCCCACAGCAACTGTCAATGCGCCGAACTGTGAGCCGCCGCCATCGCCACCGCTGTTGTTGGTATCTCCACCTGAACCGCCGTTGCCGACTGTAATAGAGTAGTTTTGCGCAGTCACAGAGGCTGAAAGAAGAACAACACCGCCAGCACCGCCACCGCCACCATTACCGCCGCCGCCTTGACCGCCACCGCCAACAGCTAGAATGTCAACTGTTATTGATTGGGTTGGTGCAAAAGTGCCCGAGCTTGTAAATGTGTGATAAAGGTATGTGCCATCTGTTGAAATCGTGCCGCCAGTTGCTTTGGCGATTGTGTTTGTTCCTGTATAAAAAGTCCCTGAAGAAGTGAAAGTGTGAATCGTGTTGCCGCCGCTTGTGGTAATGCTGCCACCCGTGGCCTTTTGTGTTGTGCCAGCATAACGGGCAACAACAATGCCTGAGCCACCAAAAAAGGTTGAAGTGCCGTCGCCCAAGGTACCCCTGCCACCACCGCCGCCACCAGTGTTTGCAGTGCCAGCCGAACCGCCGCTGACATAATCGCCCGTACCGCCGCCGCCTGAGCCACCCGAAATCGTGGACGCACCGCCAGCGTTTCCAGTGCCGCCGCCGCCACCACCAGCGTAAGTCACTGAAGTGCCTGTGATGCTCGAAGCCACGCCATTTCCACCGACGCCGCCTTGTGTGTTTGCAACAGCATTGGAGCCAACAGCACCAGCACCGCCACCGCCACCGCCGTTTGTGTTGTTTGTGCCAGCAGCACCATTACCACCAGCATAGCCTTGGTTTGCCGTGCCAGCAGCACCATTAAATGTTGATGCACTACCACCACCCGAACCGCCCACAGCGCCGATTGAACCAGCACCGCCAGCGCCACCACCAGTGCTTGTTACTGTAGCAAAAACTGAAGGTCCACCGTTGCCACCGATTTGATAGCGGAATGGCCACGAAGCTGTGCGACCGCCCGCACCAACGACAACGCTGTACGCTTGATTCGCTGTTAAACGCAAAGCTGTTTCTGCAGAAGCGCCACCGCCCGAAGTGCCAGCAGAAGTTCTAAAACCGCCAGCTCCACCGCCACCTGGGAACCCACCGCCACCACCGCCAGCCACAACAAGGTAATCAACAGTAAGAGTCTCTCGCGACACGAATGCGCCATAGCCCTGCGCTGACGCGCCAGCTTTGGTGCTAATAATCGGTGACATGGAATCCCCTTAAGCGAACTTGGTTTGAGTTTCTAACACTGTGAAAGTGGCAGATGCCGTTTTGATAATCGTGAATGCGTAGGCATCGATAGAAGAAGCATTCCCAGCTGTGATTGCGGCGGGAACCTTCGGCGTGACCGTGTTGCCATCTATCTGAATCACGTTTGGGTAATAAGCAGTTGTGCCATTAGTATTCAACCAAACGAGAGTGATTGCGTCACCTGTCGCCATGGCCGCGTTCAATGCTGTTCCGCTGCTGTAGCGGAAATTAAGTGTGTGGTTTGCCGTTGCGTTTGATGTGTAGTACCACACTGAAGCTGTTGAGACATCGAAATTGATTGTGCCAGTCGCAGCCGACGCAACCACATTGACATCTTCTTCAAGACCTTTAACAATTGCATCTGCAAGCGTGCCACCGTTTATTACTGGGGTGGTTAGTGTCTTGTTTGTGAGAGTCTGTGAGCCAGTCAACGTTGTTACGGTTGAGTCGATAGCGATAGTGCCGCTTTCGGTAATCGTCCCACCTGAAAGGCCCGTGCCAGCCGTAATGCTGGTAACGGTTCCCATCGCAGTGTAGGCAAGCGAAGTCCATGCTGTGCTACCAGTACCGACTTTCATTTTTTGTGTGTCGGTTTCTATGCCGATTTCGCCAGCGGCAAGGGTTGGATTGGAACTGGTCCAATTCGCTGCCGTGTCTCGGCGTTGTTGCATTCTTGCTGTCATGTCTCCTGCTTTCGCTTGTTTAGAAGGTTACTGTCGCCCCACCAGCGTCAATCGTATAAGTCCAAGATGTGGTGCCCGAAGTTTCTGCGTTGTAGATGACATCGGTGTTTTTTGATGCGCTGCCGCCGTCTATGTAGTCAACAACTGGGTTGTCGCCACCCTGAGGACCTGTTGGGCCACTTGGGCCAGTAGCACCGCTCGGGCCTGTTGCCCCAGTTGGGCCAGCTGGACCTGTTGCCCCAGTTGGGCCTGTGGCTCCAGCGTCGCCTTGAATGCCCTGTGGACCAGTTGGACCAGTAGCACCCGCAGGGCCAGTTGGACCTGTGGCTCCAGTATCGCCTTGAATGCCTTGTGGGCCTGTGGCTCCAGTTGAACCTTCAGGGCCTGTGGCTCCTTGTGGGCCAGTTGGACCTGTCGCTCCAGTATCGCCTTGGATTCCCTGTGGGCCTGTGGCTCCAGTCGCTCCAGCTGGGCCTGTAGCACCGACTGGGCCTGTTGGGCCGACTGGGCCTGTAGGACCAGTAGCTCCAGTTTCTCCTTGGATTCCCTGGACGCCTTGGATTCCTTGAATGCCTTGTGGACCAGTTGCACCCGTTGGGCCAGTGTCGCCTTGAATACCTTGCGGGCCTGTTGGACCTGTCGCGCCAGTTTCGCCTTGTGGGCCAGTTGGGCCAGTTGCACCATTCGCACCCGCGGGGCCTGTGGCACCAGTTGGTCCGATTTCACCTTGAGGGCCTGTCGCTCCTGTTGCGCCTGCAGGGCCTGTTGGACCAGTCGCGCCAGTTGGACCTGTTGGACCGATTGGGCCAGTTGCGCCTGTAAGGCCGACATTGATAAGCAATAAAGCAAGAGCCTGGAAGTTGCTGAAGTTGGTGGTGCCAGTACCGCCTGAGGAGTCTAAGACAACTGGGACGGTGCTGTAGCCACCAAGAACGGTTGCGGCCGCTGTGACTTTGAACTTCTGAAAGTTGGTGTGAACATCTCGGTCTTGAATGATAATGAAATCGTCTGCTTTTAGCAGTGCGATAAACACATCAATGTCGTTGCTGTTGACATCTAGATGGTCAATAAGCAACGCTGTAGCATTGATTTGGGTGCTATTGTTCCAACGTATGTCGCCAGCACCAGGGTCACCTGAAGTTGATGAGGTATCTGCGTTGTAATCAAATAGGCTTGTAGAGCCACCGTTCGCACCAGCTGCACCCTGTGGACCAGTTGCACCCGTTGGGCCTTGGATTCCTTGTGGGCCTGTTGCACCAGTTGGGCCTGTAGCACCTGCAGGGCCTGTTGCACCTGTAGGACCAGGCACGGTTGAAGCCTCGCCCTGTGGGCCTGTCGGGCCTGTTGCTCCAGCTGGACCTGTTGGACCTGTAGGGCCTGGCACTGTCGAAGCTGCACCCGTTGCACCTGTTGGGCCAGTCGCACCAGTTTCGCCTTGTGGGCCAGTCGCACCTGTTTCGCCCTGAATGCCTTGGACACCTTGAATGCCTTGTGGGCCTGTTGCGCCAGTTGCGCCTGTTGGGCCAGTGGCTCCTGTTGGACCAGTTGCACCAGTTGGGCCTGTTGCACCGACTGCACCTGTTGGGCCTGTGGCTCCAGTGTCGCCTTGAATACCTTGTGGGCCTGTGGCTCCTGTTGGGCCTGTAGCTCCTGTTGGGCCTGTAGCACCGACTGGGCCTGTAGCACCGACTGGGCCTGTAGCTCCAGTTGGGCCTGTTGGACCGACTGCGCCAGTTGGGCCTGTTGCGCCTGTGGCACCGACTGGTCCTGTGGCTCCAGTTGCGCCTGTTGGACCCGTAGCGCCTGTTGGGCCTGTTGGTCCTTGCGCACCTTGTGGGCCTGGAGCTGAAATCTCAACAGTGTTGTTGGTCTCGTTGATGGTGACTTTATTGGCTGCCATTATCGTGTCACCTGCTCTGCTACGGTCAACTGGCCTTGGATTAGGCGAGAGATGTTTGAGCCTGATGTGAGCTCGAGGTCATAAACGTAAAAACCTGGGTCAAGCAAACCAGTTTGCACTGCAGTGGCTGTGATTGTGATGGTGCCAGTAGCGCCGACAATCGAAATACCGCCGTTTGCTGTAGTCAACGTCAAATCGGCAACTTCAGAGTTGTAATTCTGTCGCAACTGCATCGCGGCTGTGTAGCCAGTCAAGTTGACAGGCGCATCATTGGAGTCGGTGTACACAAGCACAACCGACCACACTGAGCCTTGGTCGATAGTTGTGTTGTAAATGCCAGCGGTCATCAATTAGCCTTTTCTGTAGCCCAAACGAGGAAAGAACCGAGAGCGATGAGGGCAATCGGCGGTGAGAACAAAGCAAGTCCAGTTGTTACAAGAACGACGCCTATCACTTCGACGATAAGACCGAAATCAAAACGCTTCATGGTTCTCCTAGACTTGAATTGAGTGATAAGTGACTTTGGGTGCAACGGGCTCGGGATTGACCAGTGCTTCGGTGCGGCCTAGGTAAGCCAAAACTGCAGCAATCAAACCGTCAATCTTATGACTTTGCGACGGTTTCATGACTTGGCCATACCGAGTTGGTACCGCGTTTGTCACGTGCCTTGTAAGTTCAGCTGCGCCGTTGTGCTTGAGTCTGCCTTCAAGGACATCCTCAAGAAATCGGTCAAGCCCTTGCGCCATCAACTTGCGTTGGCTTGAAGGGTAAACTGCAACGACTTTATCTGCAAAAGTGGAGTTCCAAGCGTCAAGGTAAGACTGCCAACCTGAAGGGTCAGCCCATATCTTGTGGACCTTGTACTTGGCAAACGCCATTCGAACAGCTTCGTCAACTTCGACTCTTGGAACTTCCCAACCATAACCCGCAGGCCCTGGTGGTCGTTCCCAACATTCGAGTTGGAAAATCTTGCCGTCTTCAACTCTGCAAGCAACGAGCACTGTGGCGTCGTCTTTGCGAGAGCCGTCATACCCGAGCACCACTTCGGTGCCCTCGGCTAGCTCTTCAGGCTCTGCCGCTGCATTCCAAGCTGTGATGTTCATGTAGCGGTCGGTGTCTGTTGAAGGCTGATTCAAAAAATAGCGTCTTGCGTCCGATGCTTTGGTCATCGGGTCTTGTATCTCGGCCATTAAGCGGTTGATGTCAAGCCATTTGAATGCTGGCCCATACACGACAGCAAGTGCTTTTTTGAGCTTCTCACTGTCCTGCAGGTCGGGCACTTCGGGCGCTTGCTTGTGGTCGAATAACAGGCCTGGATTTTTTGTGCGGCCTTCTTGTATCGAAATCCATAAGCGGTGCGTTTGTTCGGCGATTGATTCCTCGCCGACCGAATACATTGTCGAAGTCTCTAGCATCCAAGGGTCTGCAGCCTTGCGCTTGGCTAAGTTACGCCGAACGGTTTCGTGCATTCGCTTGAGCTCAGGGCTCGAATAGAGGTGTGTTTCGTCAGCAACTGCAAAGGACTCTTTGCCGCCGTCTTTTGAGGCTGATGCTGCTGTTGATGGGACGATTTCGCCGCCACCTTTGAGGAAAGTTCGTGTGAGTCCGACGTCTATGCCTGGGTACTCAGTGCCAAAGTTCGTCTTGATGTGCTCCAGCATGTAACGCACGTTGTCATACGTGTTGCCAGATTGTGATTCTTCAGTGGCTAGACATCTGATGAACGGGTACTGGACTGGTCGTCCGACTGGATTACCGAAGGCGTCCCAATGGTCAAAACGAGCAGGGCCGAGAGCCTCAAAGCAAACGAGCATTCCAGCAAGCTCCGACTTTGCGCGACCCTTTGGTCGAGAAAAGAAAGCTCGTCGTGTAACCCGTCGCCCATGTTTGTCCAGTTCGTATGCTTTCAGTATGAAAGCCGCTTGTTCGTCATCTAGAGTGATGGCTTCGCCTTGCACGTCGCCTGGGCCGTGAACTAGATAAGTCTCAATCCAGTCAATCGCGTCCCAACCGAGAGAGATGAAGCTACTCTGTTGTCGTTTCTTCTTTGTCAAGCTCCCCCACCACTCTCAACAGACGAGTTCGTCGCTGGTCAGACAGGGTCTTGTTCGATTTGGCCCCCTCTGCTTCACCATCAACTTGCAACCGAAGCCGCATTCTGTCTTCAGGTGTAGCGCCAAACTTAGCGACTCGGAGTCGCAATTCTGCTCCTACGTTGTCACCGTTCCAATAGGACGAGTGCAACAACGCTGTATCGATTAAAAAGTCCCAGTCAGTGTCAGTGAAGGTGACAGCTTGTGCTGACTTGCGCCAAGTGTCCCACCAGCGAAAAGTCTGTGAGTGCCAAGGGTAGCCAGCTGGCAAATCAGGGCCACGCAAAATGCCATCTTGTGTAACGATTTGTGTGGGCACAGGGTCAGCGTTTCTGCGTCTGCGCTGTTCTGCGTCTTTAGGCGCTGGACCTTTGCCTGCCATGTTTCTCCTAAAATGTGATTGATGCAGATATTTAAATTGTAAACCCGTACACGTCGCGTCCTTTGGGGCAGCGGGGTCTCTATCCGCGTAGATTTTCGAACTTCGAGGGGGGGTGGAAAAATGCCAGGGGGGATACTGCGCGTTTAGCTGTGCTTTATCGTCCTGAGTTGCAACTGCGACACAACACCCTTAGATTGGTGATTTCATTCGTCCCACCCATAGATAGGGGGATTATGTGGTCAACAGTGAGGTCGGCCGCAAGGCCACAAAATGAACACCAAGGCTGCAATCGCCTTAGTTCTCTAGATAAACGCCGCCATTTGCTATCGTAGCCGCGTTTGCTAGCTGATAACTTGGTAGTCCTATAGGTAGCATGGCATTTGAGACAGCGTGAACAGTCGCGTACTAAGACGCCACAATCAACACAGGGCTTAGTCATCGTCCTCGTCATCGTGTCCACTAAAAACGTCATAGATGACGCGCATTCGTTCCTCAGGTGGCAAGGACATATACGCATCAAGGGTGGACCTGACGGCCCTGGTTAGTATGGATTCGATTGCATCAAAACTGAGGTCTTGGTCTGTATCCAGCTCTGTTTGTAGAGCACCGATTGACATTGAAACGGTTAGGCCCATGGTATCGCCCTTAGAAATACAAATCTACCCCAAGGGGATAATTCTACCACATCGAAACGCATTTGTGTGACAAACACGACTCAGTCAGTCCTTGGCGTGTCGAGCATGAGCCCAAGTCGAGGCCAGTCTTTTTCGGTCCATGAGTGACCCTTTCCTCTTGTGCAGTCACAGTCCTCGGCTGCGCATCTGCAGTTGTGATTGCGGCAGAGCAGAAGCCCTTGGTCCAGCTTGATAACTAAGCTTTTCGTACAATGCGGACATCTTAGTCTTGCCGTCAAGGGCCTCTGCTCCAATCCTAGCAGGATTTTCACCTGATTGTGCCGTTTTGATGTGGAGTGATTGATTTCTTCAATCAGCTTGGTCCGATTGTCAGTCGGCCACTTTTCAACTGCATCTGCAACCCAATACAGCGAACGTTCTGCATCGTTATTGGTCACTGCCCCCTGGTTAAGCTCGAACCTGAGTTCGGCTTCCCATACAAGTGTATCAGTTCTAATGTCCAAAATCGCGTCAAGCACATCGACACGAACTGGAAGCCTTGGCCCAGGAACAGAGCGGCTGGTGCGCTCGCCGACGCGACCAGGTTCCAACTCTGCTCCTAGGTCCTTATACCAAGTCGCCAAATCCCTCAGTTCTTGAGCGGTTTCAATAAGAGGCTTCTCAGACACCCGAACTCCCAAAACCCGAAGCGCCACGGTCGGTTTTGGGAAGTTCGTTCACCTCTTGTGCTTCAACATTGAGAGAAGCGTTGGTCATAAGAATGTACTGCACCAAACGCATTCCAGGCTCGATTTTGACTGGCTCATCAGTCATGTTCCAAACGCCCGCAAAAAGCGGACCAGTGTACCCGCAATCTATGACACCCTGCGCCACCATGAGGCCGTGCTTGCGCAGCGTGCTAGAACGAGCCGTCAACAGACCCCAAGTGCCTTCGGGAACTTTGATTGCAACACCGAGTGGGACGTCCACAAAAGTGTGCGGTTGTATTACAAGCTCCGCGTCACAATACAGGTCGAAACCTGCGTCATCTGCATACGCCTTAGTTGGTGCCATACCAGTCGGCGTCAGTACGCGGTACAATAGGGCTGCCATATTCACTCCATTCTTTGATAGATTCGTAGGTTTGCACTTCAAGTGCAGCGAGTGCAACGCTGTTCATTCCAACATCGCCGATGACAATGACGGGAATGCCACAGTCAACAGCGTGCTGGATTTCAACGATTGTGCCGATTGTGAACACGTCTTTCAACAACACGGCCACAAGAAGGTCAGCGTCTTCAAGCACCTTCAGATTGGCCCAATGTACAAACTCGTCGGGCACAAGGTCTTTTGGTGCGTTCCAAGCTCCAGCTGGGTCGTACACCCAAGTGCAGTCTTGGTCTTTGAAGTGCTTTTTGATTTCGTTTTTAGTGCGAGTCACTTGCGACCCTGCATCAAAATCAATCGGTGCTGCGAGGTAGACAATCACTTGACGAATCCACCCCAACCACCGTGTTCACGTGCGTATTGCGCCATTTTGGTGTAAATAGCGATGTCGTGCCATGTGTCATCTGAAGGCAAGCGCCCGTCAGCATAACCACCAACAAGACGGGCCACCTTGCCCAGCACATAAAAAGCGATGCCGAGTTCGTCATGCGTGACGTTTTTTGGCTCGCCAATCATTTGGCTCAGGGCAAAGCCGATGACTTTGAGGTCAGCACTGCCATACTCGATTGCTTTTGGTATGACAGAGTCCAACTCAGACTTGGTCTCATCTAGCCACCAGTTGGCAAGGTCTTGCACGGTTGGCGAGCCTTCGGCTTGTGGCCCTTGTCTAAATGCGGCTGCCACATCTTCCCACTTGTCGAATGACATTATTTCACCCACGCCATCGTTGAAGGGCCAGTGCCTACCAACTTGACACTCGCGCCAGTTGCACTTTCGATGTCTGTGATGTATTTTGACTGTTCCTCTGACAGAATGTCAATCTGGTCTTGGTTCTTGAGCTCAGGAAAGATGTAGTCGAACATGGTGAGTGCGATTTTGACTGTCGGTGCTCCACCGTTTGCTACGACTGCATCTCTGACAAGCTTCGAATCAAAGTGCCCCACACGACGAATCTTTTGTGTCACTGTGGTGCGCTCTGCCTCAAGTCCTAGCTGTTCCCAGCTGGTCTCGTTTTCAAGCGGTCCTGAGTTGCCAGCGACTCGAATTGGGTAGGTGCGTGCAGTCACCCAAACATCAAAGATGTCAACCACTCGGTCCCACGGGCTGATGCCAGCCTGAGACAAGAAGTCAATCGCTCTGCAGTCTTGGCTGGTGCAGAACGGGTACAACCCTGCGTGCAACCCAAGGCCATAACCCTGCGTGCCTTCGATTAGAGCAGTGCCGCCCATACGTAGGTGGTCGCGAATAACTTTTGAAGTATCTACCCCACCACCGAATAGTGAAGCCTTGCGCATGATGCGGTCAGCACGTGAAGCGCCGATGCCTTTGCTTGTGGAACCGATTCGGGCTTGAATGCCGTCTGCTTGCTCGATTTCGTGGTGGCGAGGCTCCAAGATAGTGGCCTGGTCGTCCACGATGATGCGTGAGCTGGCTTGGTATCCAGCTTGGTCGAGTTCTGCAAGCTCTCGGTTGAAGACCTCAATGTCAATCTCAGAACCCGCTGCGACAATCAAGTCAGACTCGGGTGCTGTGACTGCGTTGACTGGAACTGAACGAAGTCGCCATGCATATGACTCCTCGCCGTTTGGTCCCTTGCCGATAACTGTGTGTCCTGCGTTTGGTCCTGCAACTCGGATTCCCATGAATGGAGCCTCTGAGGTTGCCGATAGGTAGCCAGCCACGGCGCCCTTTCCTTCACTGCCATACTGACCGCCGACTACGGCGATAAGACGTCCTGCCATTTGTTCCCCCTTTTAGAAGTTAGGTTCTGATAGTTGTAGTGCTGCCCAGTAGCTTGGGTGCTCCTTTGTGGCCTGGGCTGAACCGCAAAGATGTTTGGCGAGTATGAACTCGTATTGCTTGTGTATGTTGAGCATTGAACGGTGCTCTAGGTAGAAGCTGGGCCGCCACCTAGAAACGCCGTACGTAGGGCGCTTGGTTAAGAAGCACTCTATCTCTGTCTTGGTGTCTATGGGAGTGCAGTCTGAAAACACCGAAAAACCGCACCACTGCGCCTTCCAAAGCGCAGCTCCACAAACCCGACAGAAATCCTGTATAGCTGGTTTATCCTGCAAAAAATCGCGATTGCTGAGCTCACGCAACAGAATCACCACCTGAACTGCTGACCGACTTCACCGACCGCCCCCCCTTATAGGGGGGGGCGAAGTCGGTCAAGTTTCGGTCGCCTCTTGCCCCTACTTGACCGATAGTGAGGCGGTCAATATCGGTCAAGTCGGTCAAGTTGGCTAAGTATATCATTCTAGAACCCCCGAAAATGGTAATGGCGCACCCAACACGTAGGTCTTTAGGTGGGTGTAGTAGCGTCCTTGTCCTTGAGCCCGCACTCCAAGGTAGCCCTGCCCCTCGAGTTGGGCGAGCGCCTTTTTGATTTGGTCGGTGCCGCCCTCGATGGCTTGGACGATTTGGTTGGTGGATAGCTCTGCGCCGTGAGTCTCCATGAACTCAGACACTTTCCTCATCAGGTATTCGTGAGGTGTGAAGCCAGTCTGACCGCCAACTAGCGAAATCTCAATGCGGTTGTCGGGTTGTGATACCAAATCAACGTGCCCAATATAAGAAGCCTCTTGGCTGATGCCGCGCACGAAGCCTGGGCGGTCCTTGGTGATTTTGAGGTTGAGCTTGCCGTTGGAGCCTCGGCCAAATGGCATGGACACGTCCACAGCGATTGCCACACCGTCGATGTCTGCACGCTTTGCCTGTGCGCCGATTGCGTAGTTGCCTCGGTTGTCTTTGGATTTTGTGACGTGGTCAATGGTCAAAATCGCAGCCCCCCACAAGCGAAGTGGTCGCAAGACGACTTGGCTGAACTGAGTGGCGTCTTTGTTCTTTTCAAGGTCTAGTCCAAGCAGGTTCATGGCGGCGTTGACACCGTCCACCACAATCAGGTTGGGTGTGAAGTCGCGAATCGCACCAAGAAGCGCTTGCTGTGCCACTTCGTTGTAGCTGCCGTCAGGGTTGGCATACCTGAAGCGCTCGAACTGCTCGCGCTGAACACCGAGCGCCTTTAGACGACCGCGAATGCCGCGCTTTGAGTCCTCAAAATCAATGTAAAAGACCTTGTTGCCCTGCACCAGCTGTTGGCGCACGGCTTCGAGTGCCACCCAAGTCTTGCCTGACTCGGACTCTCCAAAGATGGCGTTGACCTTTCCAGCATAGAGAAGGCACTGCCCGTCTGTCCTGTAGAGCACTGTTGGTCCAGGCTCGGTCTCGTCCTCATCGAACTCGACTGGTCTTGGAAGCCAGCTGGTGTCGGGTTCGGGCTCAGATAGTGCTACCACGCCAGGCTCGGGCGCTGGCGCTTCCATGAGTGATGAAATGTCAATCGGCTGCAAGTTGCTGGAACTGCCTGAGCCAAAGCCTTTCGCAGCGAGCGCAGACGCTGCCTTGTGAAAGTCGCCCCCGTGTTCAATGAGAGTGTAAGCCGCGAACTTGCTATAGCCGCGCTCTGCTTCAAAGATGGTGCTGGTGCTAAACACGAACAACAAGTCCGAGCCTTCGTAGTTGGTGGTGGCGCTGATGCCGCCCGTTTTGCCTGGTCTGCACCAAGCCACCGTCTGACCCTTTGCGAATACTTTAGTCCAGCCAAGTGGCAAGAGAAGCTCGTCCCAAGTGGCACGCTCGTTGTAGTCGTCGCCTGGGAGTGTCGAACCCGCTTCTCGATGCCTCTCCGTGACCTCTGAAGCCACCACCGAAGCCTTTGGAAGCTGGTCGAAATACCTAAATAAGGAATGGAGACTTTCACGCTCGTCTGTGGTTATCGTTGGAATTGTCTCAATCGAGCCCGAAATCAAAGACCAAGAACCACCCGACGGGTGACAAGACCCGCCGCTTGGGGCTGCAACCACGAAGCCACCTTCACCGCGGGTCTCGGCAAGTACATCAACGGTGTCGCCTGGGCCAGGCCGTCTCGCCAGCTTGGTATTGCCTGGCACTTCACCGTCAATTCGATAGAGCCAGTGCAAACCGCCCGACGGGGTCATTTCGCAGTAGCCCTCGTTTAGTCGTTGCCAAAGCTCCTCGAGCCCAATCTCATTGGCCATGTCTTTGATTTGTGTGTGAATACCGTCGGCCACGGCGCGACCTTCGACCTCGAGCATTTCGAGATTGCCCGAAATCTTGCCTGTGATGATGCCGACGCCTCTTGCGTCTTTGAACCAAGTCTGAAGTTCCTCGACTGTCGGCAGCTTGTGTTGGTACTCTTTCCACTGGCCAATGCCTGGGCGCTTTGAGCCGTCTGCCATAACTGGCACGACTGAACAGCCGACAGCGGCGAATCTAAGTGCCGCTGTTAGGACTTCGATGTTACTCACTCAACGCTATCCTTTCAAGAATCCACTGCACGACTGGGACTGCAACTGCGTTGCCTGTTTGTTTGTACCTTGCACTGTCGGATTGTGGTTTTCCCTCACTAAATGCTGTCCAGCCGTCAGGAAAACCCTGTAAACGCTCGCACTCAACTGGAGTGATGCGTCGGACCACCTCTGTCGATACCATTGAAGTGTTGAGTCCCCCTGTGCCCATGAAAGCAGTTAATGTGTTGATGGTTTCACCTTGAAGCCTGACACCGTCTGTGCGGTGGGGGTGGAACACTACTGCATGAGGAGAGGTCGTGTCAATGGTGAACATTGGACCGCCTTCCTCTGAATGCCCGCGCCCTGCTGGACCCGCAGTGTCTGAACGCCCAATAACTGTATTCTGAAGTGCGATGACTGTCGCACGAGACTCACCCGTGTTATCCATTAAGTTCAAAGTCGGTGCCGTTTGGCGTTCTGCCCACACTTCAGCTGGCAGATTGCCCTCAGCATCGCGCTCGCCCGAACGAACTATCTTGACGTAGGGCTCGATAATTAAATGCCCTCTGTTGACGTCTTGGTTAACCACCGTGGAGCGATGATAAAGTTCTGCGGGCAAGCAACTGACTACATCGGCTCCGTTTGACAGGCCCGCTCGAGTGCTTGCATCAACCTCGGCGGGAGCACTTTGCCCCTTCGCGATGCCCTTCTGATGATACCCTCTGCGGCCTTCGCCGATATCGAGTATTTTTGCAGGTGTTCGCCAGTCGTTTCCAAGACGTCCGACAATGAAGACACGACGGCGTCGCTGGGCGACTCCAAAGTGCTGAGCGTCAAGAATCCTGTAAGACAGCCCATACCCGAGTTCTGCCAACGACCCGAGGACGATTCCCATATCCCGTCCGCTGTTAGATGACAAGAGACCAGGGACGTTTT